AATGTAAAGTTTACGCCTACAGAAGAATTATAAATTTCTGAATCCCAAAATTTAGTATATTCTCCTTCGGCAAATAGTCCTATTGTTTTGTTTAGTTTCCAGCCGAATATTAATCCAGCTTGGTAATCGTCCCATTGTTCTAATTGTGAATCTTTTATCAATCCACCTTTACCCCAATTATTACGATTTAAATAACTTACGTTTTCATCACCAGTTATATATTTATGATAAGGTAATATGTAATTACCATAAGCGTGAAGCCAAAAATTAGATCGATAATGATAAAAATCAAATCCAACTACTGGTGCAACTTCACCAAAAGCGTCTAATAGATCCCATTGTTCTCTATTATATAAATTCATTAAGTCACCAAATATACTATTACGAAAATCTATATCACTCCATGCTACAACTTTATCATTAGCATTTTTCCATATCCAATCATATCTTTCTTCACCAGTATTCATGTCAGTGTATTTTGTAAAATTATCAGTATAGCCATATACATATCCAAGTGTATACCATGGATTTTTAGGGTATTCATTTCCAAAATCATCAACTTCAGTTTCATTTAACCATATTTCTATAGGATTATATCCGTATGCTGTTTGGTGTGTACGATATATAGCGCCTGCAGATAAGCTAAACTTTTTACCAATAGGTAATCTTCCTCTTACTTCAGCTGATTGGTATTTAAAACCAACATTGCCTTGCTCTCTTTGTTCTAATTTAACAATATGATAATTTCCTACATGCCTTATAAAAAATCTTGAATTATAAAATTCTTCTCCTCTATCTCTTTCTTTTTCATAATGAAATAAATATTCAAGACCTTTAACTGATGATGTTGGTGCTGATAATGATTTATTATTTTCAGTGCCATCATAATAAGCTTTAGCTTTTACCTCATAATCAAATCTAGCTAATTTTCTAAATCCTAACCCAACTCTGTAATCCATTGGATGATAGTCAGTTACATCAATTACTCTTGGTATACCGTATAAATCATTATCTGCTGGTCTTTCTACAAAGTAATCTTTATATGTTTGTTCGTACGCATTTGAAGCATCACCTGCTACATAAAATGTACCGTACTTTAAAAAGTCTTTATATATTTCTTTTAAAAACTGCGCATTTGAATTAAATGAAATTAATAAACAAAGTACTAATAATAGTTTTTTCATATGTTAAAATGTGTTTTCTAAAATTTCGTCAATAGCGTTTTCTATTTTATCTGTTGTATCTTCAGGTAATTTTAATGTAACACCTGATTCAATTTTTAATATTTGTTTACCGTTATGAAATAACATAACAGTTGGTATATATATTATTTCTTCTCTTGTAAAATGTTCACTGTGTTTACTTAAATAAAATAAATGAGTATTATGATCATTAAATTTTTTTAATGATATTTCGTTGTCTTTTACAAACTCAGCGCTAAATTGTACTATTGATATACCGTCTTTATATTGAGAAAATGCAACTTGACTTATAATAACCATCATAAAGATAACTAATATAATATCCAATAAAGTAAGCTTCTTTTTCATTAGTTACGAGATATTTCGTAAAGTCTTTCGTCTAATTTTTCTAATGTTATTTTCATAGACTCTACATCAGATTTTATTGCTTCTACATCTTTCTGAGTTAATTCAATTGTTTTACGAATCATTTCGTCTTTATATTTGAATTCAACTTCGCTAACGGGTGCTTTAGGCAACTGTTTAGCTTCTTCTATATCAGCGGCCATAACAAAATACATGCTAGCAAGAGATATAGCTCCCGCAATGATGATCCCAATAGTTTTAAGGTCTAATTTTAATTGAGTATTTTCAGAAATTTCTGTTGCCATTATACTATAATTAATTACTTATTTTTTTCTTCTTTTAACATTTTTTACTCTTCTTGGCTTACCTGCTGGTTGACCTAACCTTTTCTTTTCTCTTATCTTAGCTGCTTTTTCAGAAGCTGACATTTCGCCTGCTGTTTTTACAGTTTTACTAGATACTCTTTTGCTAGGTCTACAATAAGGCACACCTCTTTTTTCACCTTTACGTCTACCGCAAGGTTTGCCAGTTCTAACATCAACCCATTTTTCTTTAAACCAACGTTTAAGTTGTAAACCTTTTTTAGTTTTTCTTACCGCCATTTTTAGGTTTTTTATGACCACAACCTTTTTTCATTAAAGCTTTGTGTTCTTTTAATGTGTCTACATTATATACTGATCCATCTTTACAGTACATTTTGTGCATTTCCATTTTGCCTTTTTTATGTTTCATTTTTTTTTTATTTAAGATTTATTACCCCAGTTTGCAGCTCCCACTTTTCTACATTTTGCAATAGCTCCGCTAGCATATGCAGATGGGAATACTTTATATCTTCTTTTTACTTTGTGATAGCACGCATCTTTTGTGCCGCTTTTTTTTGCCATAACTTATTGTTTAAAAATATTATCTGTTTCAAATACGTCATTTCCTTTAAATATATTTTCTTGATCAAATATATTTTTTTTCTTGCTTATTCTTGGGTTTCTAGGGTCTGGATCATCAATTAATAATAAATGTTCATTATATCCTAATATTGAAAATAATCTATTATACCATTCAATTTCTTCGTCCATAAAATTTTGAATATTTTTTAATTTAATTAAGGCTCTGCTCATAGGTATATTAAATACACCTTCTAATCCTTGCCCTAACATAGAATAAAATGGATCGTCTGGGTCTAATGGTTTTCTTAGCATCATATCGCCCTCATATTCATAAGTTTGAAATGATCTTCTTAATTTATCAACTTTAGCAGACATAGGCGGTGAAATACTAAATACTTTCCACGCAGCTTCTCCTAAATCTTTATTATAATTATCACCTTGTGCTCTTTTATATAAATCAATAAATACTTGTTTAGTCATATCTGCACCAGCACCACCAAATCCAAATCCTCTTAACCAAGTTTGTGTCATTGAATCTATCATTTTAAATGCTTTTTTATCCGCGTCTTCTGGTCTTGCATCTCCAGTATATAGAGCAAATACAGCTTGTTGTAATGCGGTAAACATTGTAGATTGTAATACACCGTAATGAACTATTTTAGATAAATTTGTTTTGTCATCGCCTCTTCTGTTGACTAAATCTTTATAAGCTCTATACATTATTCTATTGTACTGCATAGGTGTATTAGCAAAATTTAATACTATTTTACCTAATGTTGATGCTTGTTGATATGAAATTCTATCTGCTCTTGATGATTGCTGATTTTCTTGTGTTACTTCAATCCAATCTTCCATTGCTTTTTTCTCAGCTTCAGTTTCTTTAAAACCTTCTCTTTTATATGTATTTATTCTATTTCTATAAAAGCTTGCGCCACCAACCGATATAGCTATTGCGTCAGCTGTTCTTGTGGGTGCATAACCTTGTTTTAATACATAATTTAATATACCATTAAATCCACCGCCTCTTTGCATTATAGTAGCAAGTTCAGCTTCACTTACATTCATTTTTAAATTATCTCTTCTACCTACAGCAAAATCAGACATAAATAATGTTCTGACATCCTTGGCAAATTGAGGTATATTAGCAAGAGCTTTACTTGCGGCAAAAACATTATTATCTCCCCAGTTTATATAGTTAGGCATTGAAGTTAACTGAGTAAGAGATGTTTTCATGTTTAAAAACATTATAGTAGATTGGCCACCTGTAAAGTAATCAACTACTTTACCTTCAAATTTACCGATATTTTTGTCTCTACTCTGACCAGTTTCCATTCTGTAAAGCATGTTTTTCCAAGCTGTTACATAATTTTCACCAAATTGATATTCCATTTTCCTAACATTCTCAGGGCTAAATATTTCATTTACATTTTCAGTCCATTGTCTAAATATATCAGGCCTCGCACTATTTCTTACAATATTTAAAATATCACCATGTAAAGTTGTATCTATCCAATTTTCTTTAGGTTTACCCCAGCCATAACCTTTTGTAATGAACGATAAGCTGTTTGCTAGTTTAATAAGTTCTGGATTTTTTTCAACTTCTTTCACAACAGCATTTAAATCTGTTTTAGTTAATCCAGGTATTTTTTCTCCTTGTCTAGCCCACATATATATTCTTAACGCTTCAGAATTTTTGTAACCTATTTTTTTATTTACTTTATTTAATTCTCTTTTTAAAGGTCTGTTAGAATTTAATACAGCTTTTAAGTCTTTTATTGCGTTTACTTCAAAAACATTGATTGCGTTGTCTGCTCTTGCAAAAGGTTTAAGAAAGTTATCTTTCCACCATTCAAATTGTTTATTTCCTATTTCACCTTTACCTAATGTTTTATATATTAAAAGTTCTGCATCAGACGCTTTACTTGAAAATAAATTCCATTGTTTATTTTCTCTACCTCTTATTTTAGCTTTATTAGGGCTTATAATAGCATCTGCAGGTATTTCAAAGTTTTGTTCAAATATTTCTTTATTTAAATATTCTGACAAGTTTTTTGAATTATACTCTGTTTGTAGCTCGTTTCTTTTAAATTGTTGGTCTATTCTTAATTGATTAGATTCTAATAATTTTTTACCAGAAAGCTCTTGTATCATTTGGCTTTCAGCATATAAATCATAATAAGATTTTTTAGTAGCTATATCATAAGTGTTTCTAAATATATCATGATTAGCTAACATTCTATCATAACCTTGATTATTATTTCTGCCAATGTTATCTACTAAATTCCAACCTGTTTTTTGCCCTACTACATTACTTCCTTCAGGGCCATAACTTTGTTCAAAATTAAGTTTTCTAGTATCATAATTTTTAAAGTAATTACCTTCTATTAAGTCTTTAAATGTTTCAAAAGCAAAATCAGATGAAGATTTAATATGCTCACCTTTTCTTTTCTTTTCAAAGTATTCACCTAATCTTTTATTAAATTCAGCAGGTGATTCACCTTTTCTAGGTGAAGGAATATAAACAGATGTATATTGAGCTATACCTCTTACTGAAAAAGGATTACTTGATTGCATTTGAAAATGATTAGCTAAATGCTTTTCTCTTTGCAATCTTTGTTCTGGATTTTTTGATGCGTTTAAATATGATTCATAAAATACACCCATCATCTTATCAACAGCTTCTAAATTTTTACCAAACTCTGGTCCGTATACTTTTTCAATTAACTCTAGTTTTTTAGTTACATCTATATCTGTTCTTCGTAATATAGGATCAACTTTTTCTGCAAATTCTTTAACTTCAAATAATAATTTCCCACTATTTAAAGCTTTTAATCCATTATCTATAATTTTTTTGTATTGAGGATTTTCTACAAAATCATATTCAAATTTTTTGCTGCTTTTTAATGCTTCTATAAATGCTTCACCATATTCTCCTCTACGATTACCAGCTAATCTTTGTGATCTTAAATTAAAAAAGTCACTAAATATATTTGTTTGAAATTTATTAGCAGCATCAACAATATTTTTAGGTATAAATTCTGCTATAGGATTTAAAAACTCTTTTGAATGAGCTAATTGAGCAGCTTCAGATTCTTTTCCTCTAACACTGCTTGTCCATGTTTTCCAAGTAGTAATATATTCTCCGTCTTTATAGCTTTTTATTCTAGCTGAAAAGCCTTCGCCATTTTTTTCTAATCCCGATTCTCTTGCAAAAGCTAAAGCATTTTTAAGAGCAATATCTTCTTTTGATGCTGTTAGTGGATTAAAGTTTCTTAAAAAAGCTAAACCACCATCTAATGTTGTTATACCTCTTTTTTGTAATTGTTGACCAATATCAGTACTTGCGAATGCTTGACCTTGAACACTCTTTAAATTACCTATACTTTGAAATACTGTAGATAGGTATGCCGCGTCTTTTATATTACTAGGTATATCAGCACCTTCTTGAGACATGTTATTTAATTTATCAGTAGCTCTTCTAACTTGTATTGCTTGTGATAATACATTAAATAACCTTGTATGCTTTGCATCAACTCTACCTTCTGTAAGTACCTCTGTAAATCTATTTAGTAATTGTTGTGATTCAGCGGTTAATTGACCATTTTCGTCATACTTTAATTGTTTTTTATTAGCTTTAAACGGTTGATTATCGCCAACTTTACTTTTAGGATATCTTTCAGTTTTTGAAATATCAAAAAATTCTTTAAATATGGATTGACCTTTAATAACCTGCGTAGATTGCTGTGACTTCATGTCAAAGCTTTCAGGTATCATTTCATATATTCTTTCTATATTAGCTTTTATATTAGCGTTTCTTTCTACTGTTGTAGATCCAAAAGCTTCTCTAATATCCGCCATAAGCTTCATTGGAGGTTTCTTAGCGGTTGATAAGAAATCAAAAGGACCGCTTGCAAAATCCATAAATGTAAGCTCAGTTTGTCTGCCTGTTGTTGTTAATAGTTTATCTACAATAATATCCGCATTAGAAAGCACATTTGATAAATCTAATTGTGTACCATCAGATTTTATAAATGATTCAAATTCTATTCTATTTTTTGTTTCAACATAAGTAGGATCATATGTTGTTTCGCCGCCTTCTTCTAACCTTCTACTACCCAATATAGAGTCTTTATATATGTCCATAAATCTTGAAAACTGCTCGCCATCTAAATGTTGTTTTATAGTTTTCGTAATTGGCTGGCCACCTTTGTATTTTTCTATTACACCTAATACACCTCTTTTATGAAATAATGTATGTGATGTAAGCTCCTCTATTTGTTCTTTTGTTAAATCTCGTACATTACCTTCAGCATCTTTGCCGAATTTTCTTATAACCCAACCTCTTACATAATTATTTATAATATCAGCTGATGTTCCTTCTTTTGCATAAGGGTTTATAAGTTCAATTGGAAATTCTTTTCCAGAGTTTTTAAATATTTCGTAATCTTCTTGTACTTTTTTAGATTCTAATTCTAATTTTTCTAATAGTTTACCACCTATAGAATTATATTCTATGACTTTACCGTCTGGCGTTTTTAAATCTTTGCCATCTTTTCCTTGATATTGATATTTAACTAAATAGCTTAACTGATCTGCATATTTTGAAACATCACCTTTTTTACCAGCTAAAGCCATTTGTGTTAAGTACTCTATAGTTTGTTCTGGAGTCCATTGTTCAGGTAATAATTTTTTTGGTAAACTTTTAAACAAAGTAGTTTCAAATAATCTAGGATTTTTAGCAACTAAACCTACGAGCATGTTTTGCATAGCGCCTTTTAAATCCGGCAACAATCCTGATTCTATTATATCTTTTCTTATACTTTTAGTAGCTAATAACTCTAATAAATTACCAAAATATTCTTCTGCTATAAATTCTTTGCTTTCTTTTTTCCTTAAATCAATATCAGCTCCGTAAATTTCTTTTATAACATTATCAAAAGTTTCATTACCTCCCGCTTGCTTAAAAAGCCTATCTAATAAAGGATCAATTTTTTTCTTAACACTTATAGCAAACTCAGGGTCTTTTATTTTAAAACGACTAAACAAATGCCAAAATTCATGAGGCACCATGTTTTCAGTTAGTTTAGGTGTATTTAAAACCATATGTGCCTTACCATCTGGCCCAAATTTTAAACTTACTGGCTTAGCTTTTACATCTCGTATAAATTTAAAAGCTACTTGAATATCTTCTGTTTTATTTAGCTTATTCATTTGCTTAGTCCAGTATTGCTCAACATATGTATTGCTTTGAACTTTAGTATCATGCCTTATAGCTAATTCTTGTCCTAACATATCATATAACCCTCTATCGGCAGCAGACATATTTTCTAAATTAAATTTACCGTCTGTAGTATATTTTTTCTTTAATTTTGTCCTTCTACTTAAAAGCCAGCTTTCAGGTAACATAGTATTAGTTCTAAAACCACTATTAGCACCGGAAAAAGCCATACCAGAAACAAAACTTGTTATAAATCTTTGCGTAACATCATCTTCATTACCATAAGTATCTTTCATAAATGTAGCAAAAGCTTGATTGCCCATTAAGTCTTTTGAAATAGCTTGCAAAGCAAGACCCACTTCTGTACCAGGAATAAACTTAACACCACCTTCGGCTACTGTTTTATAAAAAGAAGGCATGCTATTGTAAGCTTTAATTAATGCAGGATTTCTTTCACCAAATACTATTCTTTTAAGTTTACCAGCTGTAGCACCTAATACCCTATCAGAAAAAACAAAACCAACACCAACAAATGCCATATCGTCGCCTTCAACTATTCTTAATGTTCCTTCTGCTAATGCAGCATCATATGCAAATACTTTGAATTGATCAAATGCGTTGCCTTTAGTTAACTTTAGTCCTTTTGCTTTTATATAAGCAGCAGCATCATCAAAACCAAATCTCCTAGCTACTTGTTCAATAACAGGTAAAGTTACTGATCTACCCTGCGGAGTTATATATGTAGGTGTTCTTAAAGCATTAACAGAGCCTGCAAGACCAACAGCTCTAGACATAAGGCTTAATCCACCACCAACTACGCCGAATTCAAGAGCCATAACAGGAACATGACCTACAGCTTGTGAAACAGCTGTTAAATTAGTTGGTTTAGAATTTTGTATTTGTTCAGGTGTTATAGGTATATCTAAGGTATTCATCATTCCAATCGTGAATGATACATCTTCTTGAAATACATCATCAAATGTATTTTTAAAACCCCATGCGTCTGAAAATTCTGTATCTAATATTGTTTTTCTATTTTCAATACCTAACTTAGCTCTTTCTAAATCTACTTTATTTAAATATGAACCTCTAAAAGAATATAATAATTCTTTACCTGGTTTTTGTATATATGACTTAGGGTTTATACCTGTAAAAACTATTCTTTCTAAAGCATCTTTTTTTGCAAATAATTCTGCTTGTGTGGTTTGATATTGTTTTGTAGTATCGTATAAATCTATTTGTCTAATTTCACCGCCTTCTGCAGGGCCTTCATCATAATGAACTGTAAATACACCACCGTCAATTTTATTATTTTGCATATGAGCTACAGAAACCATATCACGTAAAGAAACATTTCTGTATACTTTATCATTACCTAACCTATACCCTAATTTATTGCCAAGGGCTCTCCCAATAGTAGGGCTAGTCCATTTAATATCGTATGTTCTATTTAAATTTTTATCTAAATCATTTAATTCTAAATATGTTAAATCTAAATTACCTTTTAATCTTTCATAATCAGTAACAACATTATCACCATTGCTATCAAAAATGTTATCAATATCTGTTTGGTCCTCTTGTTGCTCCCATTATATTGCTCTTATTAATGATTTAATTGTCCACGTGCTTGATGTTGTTGTTGCTCGTAATCTCATATCACCACTTGATATGTCTAAAATAATTCAGCATAGCTTCCATATATTCAGCTAAATCTATTTTTTCTTCATCATCAGGTAATTCTTCTTCCATATCAGACCTAATCCAGCCTCTATTACTTGTTTTAAACATAAAAGGCTGATCATCTTCAAAACCTAAATTTTTAGCAAGAACACTTTTTCTATCATTTAATTTTTTTATTTGTTCTTGATTGTCAAAGCCGTCGATATCTTTATCGCTCATTAGCTTTTGTAAATCTGCATTAATAGTTATTAATTCTAATAAATCATTCGAACCGTCTTCTTTTCTATATCTATTAATAAAATTTGTTTTACCTCTTCTTTGTCTTTCTCCTAATAATATTTTATCATTTAGACTAGGGCCAAACTTTTCTATTTTATCGGCCATGTCTCTTTCAAATTCTTTTTCTTGAATAATAGACATAGCGTTGTTAAAGGCCTCATCTTTAAATTCTAAATCATCCACATCAAATTTAGAATTATTATAAACATATTTTTTATAAGCATTAATAAATTCAGGGTTGTTAACTAATTGTATAGGGGATAAGTATTCTATGTTTAAATCTTGGGCTATATTAAAACTTAAATTATCATTAAATAAATTAACCGCGTCTTTTGAAAATACTTTTCCTTGTTTTGTATACTTGTCTTCTGCTTCTAAATATTGAGACGCTATTTGTGGAGTTAAAGTTATTTTTGAAGGACCTCTATTTCCGCCAGGTACTTTTTTTTCACATAAACCACTTGGCCCTTTAGTAAATCCTCTTGGACATCTATCTACTGATTCCAATGAACCATCTACCGATGGAGATTCCGTATCGGGCGCTGTAGTTTCTCCCACAACCGCACCCGGTGCTGTGGGGTTTAGAAAATCCTGTTCTTCGTCTGGCTCTTGTGTTATGCCAACTTTCTGGATATAATCATCTATATTCATGTTAGAAGTATTAGCTGCTTTGCTTATTTCATCTAACGAAAATATTTTGTCTTTAAATTTATACATATTATTTAATTTGTAATTATTGGTAATGATATTTCTTCAGGTATAGAAGGAGCTATTAATGTTTCGTTATATTTATTATTATTAAATATTTCATTACTTAAATCATTTACAAAATTTCTAAAATCTAATGATCTACCTGTGCTAATTTTAAATACCTGATTTGTTTCAGCTGCTTCTTTAAAGTTGGCTATTGCGTTATCAACCAACTGATCTACTATAACTTTTTCTCTATTGTTTAATTCAGTATATTCTACTCTAAATCTTTGCAAAGAAATTCTTTCAATCATTATTTGTTTAGCTTTTTCTAATCCCTCGCTTCCTGTTAAATAATCATCTATAACTCCTTGAGTTATTTCATAATCTTTAAAATCATTATTAGCTGTGAAAAATTTATTTTTTTGTATATAGTTTAAAAATCCTGAAGCGCCTGAATTAGAATTATCTATAGGACCTAATCTAGGGTCTACTTGGCTGTTATATGAAGTTGCTAATTCATTTACTGACGCTCTTATATTCATTTCATTTTGCATTCTTATTTCAGCTTGTGTTGCGTCAGTTCCAGCAGGTGTCCAATATTCAGGTGAAATTTGATTATTAAGCTCGTCGGCAATATGTTTTCTTATTGCTGCATCTCTTAATGTTTTCATAATTTTATTATCAGCACCGCTAAAATCAACCATATCAAAACCAAACATACTAAGGTCTATTTTATTATCATCTAATACACTTAAGCCAGGATATTTACCTTTTACTTTTAACCAAGCGTTTTTTGCATCACCTGTTACATCAACAAACTTATCATCATCCTCCATTTCGTTGTGCCAATATCCAGCCCAATTTTCACCTATTTTTAATTTATCAGCATAATCTTTAACTAAATCTTCTCTTTCAACTGAGCCTGCAAACGCGTTTTTCTTATTTATTTCTTGCCATGTTTCAATTTGATTTGTAACTTTATTAACACTATTGTTAACTATTTGTCTACCAAAGTTTTCATTTGAAAAATCTCTTTCTGCCAAACCTAGCCTTTGACCTATATCAGTAATAGCTACATTTCCATATTCCGAATTTGTAAGATATATATTACCCCAAGGATTTTTTTGATCTGCAAATTCTTTAATTTGTGTTTGACCTGTAGCTATACCCTGTAAAATCATTTTTGTTTCTACATCTAATTCTTTATATAGGTCTTCATTAGAATAATAATTATTTATATTATCATAAGATGTACGTACGCCAATTATTTGAGCTTCAATTCTTCTTTTTTCGTCATCAGTAGCTTGAGGTAAATAACCTCGTACAGTACCTCTCAAACCGAATAAATTAGCATTTGCTACATTAAATTTTTCAGGAACTTCGTCTAATGTTTCTATAAGTTTATAAAAGCCTTTATTAGGATCTTCTTCTTCATTAGTTTTAGCTTTAGCTCTTTGTTGCATCATATACATTTGCATATACCTATCAAATGTACCTAACATTGCTTTATTAAAAGCTGTATAATCTTGCGCTATGCCGTAATATGTTGGATTTTCGTATGCTCCCATAGTTATAATTTTAAGGATTAGCTATTGAATAACCTAAACCTGTTAAAGCCCCTAAGGCAGCTCCAGTACCTGCGGCTGATTGAGCTCCATAAGAAGCTGCTTGTTGTGCATAACCACCAGCCATTGCACTTAGCCTATTTAATTTTTGCATGTCTCTTCTTTCTTGCTGTCCAAAAACAAATGCCTCGCCTTGGACTTTAGCACCTTGTAATCTCATTTGTTCTTGCATTCTTAATTTATCCACTTGGAATTCACCTTGTGCTCTTAATCTAGTATTTTGTGCCTCTTGTTGTTCTATACCCGCAGCAATATTAAGTTTACTTCTCATAGCTGCTGTAGCTAATGCGGTAGCGCCACCTGCTCCTGCGCCAGTGGCTCTTAATGTATCTAAAGTATTAGCTAATGATAAATCAGTTTCTTGTGCTTTTAATTGTGCTGCTCTTGTAGCAACTTGTAAATTAGCAAATGGATTAGTAATCATACCACTTAAATCTTTAATATTTGCATAAGGATTTATAATATCTTGCCTTGTACTTTCAAGGTCAGAAATTTGTTTTTCTAAAGCTCTTTGTTGGCTTAAAGCATCTTGTTGGGCTTTTCTAGCTCTTGACGCTTGTGAAAGACCGCCTAAAAAGCTTAATCCCATACCTAATAGTCCTAATGTTGGGTCCATACCTGTTTTTGTTGTTGTTGTTGTTGTTGTTGTCGGAGCGTTATAATAATTGCCGTACATACCATAACCTCCGCTGCTTCCATTGCTCATATTATATTATTACGCATTTTATAGAGGATTGAATGATGTTTTAACATTAGCTAATTCAGCTCTTTGTTGAGTTATTCCACTATTTTTAGTACTATCTCGTTCAATAAAGAACGTCATTTGTAAATAATTTCCTTTTAAACCTGTTACATCTAATCCTTCAACACCTGTTCCTAAATATATTTCATTTTCTTTTACAAATAAATCATTTTGCAATGCAGCACAATATTGTAAGCCTTTTTTATAAAATATAGAAGCATTTAAATATGAATCTATAGAATCTGTTCGTTGATTAAAACCGTCTATATTTTTAGCTTGATCTGCAAAAAGATCACCAGAAGGTTGCGTGTTAGTTTTTATATTTTTAACACTCCATGTAGAATCACCTTCATAATCTATTGAATAAAAATAATTTTCTTGAGCTGAATTTTGATTTACTGAAAATGTAATTTCTGGTGCGCTATAAGCTGTATCACCTTCACCATATGCGCCATAATAGTTATTATAAATATTACTAGCATACATTTTATATAAACTATCTGTATAAAATGTATAAAAATTATTTTTATGACTAAATCCCCAAAACGGCCTAAGGTCATGTCTACTTGTCCATCCGTTTATAGAATCGCTAAAACTAATTGTTTCTAAAAAGCCGCTATTTTCACTTCTAGGAATCATAGATTTACCACCCGCCGCAGCAGATTGTAAAGAAATATAATAAAGATCATGATGTGTATCATACATTCCCACAATTCTTTCAGCTAATTTTAAATTATCTCTAAAAAAATCTCTCATACCAAGATTTGATATAGGCGTTAATCCATCTCTAGATAATCTTAATATTACACCTCTATTTTTATCAGAAAAATACTTTCTAGTACCGTCTACCGCAAAACTTTCAGGGTTTTTACTTATTCCATACTTACCTGCAAAAGGAACAATTTGGCCTATAACTAAGTTACTTGATGTTACAGTTCCACCTCCTTCAGCGCTAAATATCGCGTCTTTATCAATTAAAGCTTTGCTTACTTTATCTTCTTGTAATATAAGTAAATTAGTTTCTTCTGCATGTAATTTTTGTATACTACCATTAGCTGAATTAACTGCTTTAGTAATTGGTAAAGCTGAATTAAACTGGTTAGTTTCATTTGTACCAGTTTTAGAATTAATTATACCAGAATATATCATGGCATTTTTTCTATTTTCAACAGCATAATCTTCATTAACAGCATAAGCTTTTACGCCTAAATCTAAAGCAACTTCATTAAAGCCACCTTTCATACGACTTTCTTCAATGTGCCACGACTGGGAACCTGAAGAACTTTTTATGTAAAAAGAATTAAAATACGATATGTCTAAAGTTGTTGCCATATTATGTTAATTTTGTAGTTCTGAGTACACTTCTTCTTACCAATAGTCTATGAGGTTGAGTTGCACTATAAAAGGCATCAACATCTGCTTCTAAACCACTATGTGATGTTGCACCCACTATAACCTCATAATCTGTAGAGCCTACAGCTACAATAAAATTACTGTCACTAGCTCCTTTATATCCTGCATAACCTCTTGCGTCATCACTATGCGGCGCAATCCTAACAAAAAAGTCAACGCCATTAAAATTAGCAGCGTCTATTTCAGCTGTTGGTCTATTGAAAGTTAATATTTCATTGTTAGTTACAGTTACTGATTGATTCATTACTATTTGAGTTTGAGAATTGACAGTTTGTATAGTTCCAAGAGTAGCTTCTGAAAGAGTACCAACACCTTTTCTAACAACCATACCTTGTTCAAGCACAAATCCATTTGTAGAAAGACTATCTACATTTATTGTTGTACCTGTAACACCGCCATTTACCCTAGCTTGACCTCCCATAAAAATTTGGGTAAATCTTTCATTATTTATAAAATTTGTTTTAGTAGAACCACTGCTTAACAGATTTACACCAACATGATTACTTATAATTGCTTCACCATTACTGGTACAATGACCAGTGTTTGAACAAAATGATAAAGTAGAAGGAATAAAAAATTCTTCGTAATAATCACCGGGGTCTTGGCCTCCGTCAGCACCATAACAATAATCATAATAACTAAATTTAGGTGTTGCACAACTTGATGACAAAATACCTATAGTATCAGCTGCGTTAATACATAAAGGAACTGTAAGATCAGCCGTAAGGCCACCTATATCTGTTACCCTTAAAACAAATGATAATCCTGTTTCACTTGCAGCAATATTTGATGTTAATCTTATTGTACCATCTCTATCAACTTGTATTCTTGATTCACCACTTACTTTTTCATAATGTTGAGTTAAAGATCCTGGAGCTGGCATATCGCCTTCTAAGTTAGTTTCGTCGTGGGAAGCATCAGCACTTCCGTTCCTAGCTTCTATTTGTCTAGTACCTGAGTTTACTTTAGTTAAAATACCTGTTGTATTAGCTGTATAACTCACGCAGTTACCTGTATTACCAGAAGCAAAAGCTAAAGTAGGAACAACATTTTTTACTTCTACAGTTTTTTCAAATGTAGCAGTACCATCAGTACTAGTAACTTCAAATGTTATATCGTATATATTATTAGGTGCTGGTAAAAATTCTTGAGCTGCTGCTAATTGTAATTTATAAACACCGCTATCATTTACTGCGCTAAAAGAATTTAATAATGTTTGATTATTACGAGAACTAGCGCTGTTGCAAGTTATACTTGTAATTGATATAGATAAATCATTAGTAGCAACGGTTAATTCATCACCATTTGCATCGAATGCTCTGAGTCTAAGTATATAAGTGCCGTCAGCTACGCTTTCGTCAAAATCATTTTTATCAGTATTACCAGTTGATAAATCTCGTAATTTAAGATCAGCAGGAGCGGCTCCACCAGCTCCCTCATCTATTTTAGTATTTAAATCAGATATTAGTCCGCATGTAGATGTTTCATAAAATATATCTAGCTTAGATATAAAAGGTTTAGTTTCAAATACCGCAAGTCCAGGTACAAAATTTACTAAACTACCACTACCACCTGAGCTAGCGCCATAGTCTCCTTTTGTTTGTACATGCAAATAATCTTTATCATCCTTATAAAAGGCAGCTTGATCAGAAGCGGTTGCAACAAAATCATCTAATGCAGCAATAGCAATTACACTTCTACTACCTGTCTGCAAAGCATTATCTCCGTTTTCAACAATATCATCCAAATCTACGCTACTAGTAGATAACTTCATAGCAATGTTGGCAGCACCTTCTGTTATTTCATCTCTAGGTATTTTATTTATGTTATCACCAAAAAGTGCAAAATAACTATAATTATCCCCAGTCGAGCTTTTATCATAAAATGTTATACCCGGTGTATATACATTATAATATTCTTGTTGTTTTTGTTTAACAACTATTCTATAAGAATACCATCCTAATGGATTATAATCACCCGCGTTTAGAGCATCTGGAATACTATAAAGATTTGTAGTAATTTTTTTATTAAATATTACTTTTAAACATTTACCAACCTCAGAGCCTAAAGTGCTTCTTTTATTTAAAACCGAAGACGAATGTTCTTTAGAAAGTAAAACAGGTGATTGTCTTCCGTATCTATCAGCTAAAACTATACCAACAGAATATGTTCTATTTTGTTTTAAAGTATGTCTTTTATATTCACCATATGTAAATTCGTCATCTTCTGTTTTATTTCCTACACTTAGTTTAAAATCTAAATCAGTAGGTATTTGTTTTCCTTCTACAAAGTTTCCATAAACAACTCTATTACTTATTATTTCTTGTGCTAAAGCTTTATTAGGTACATTATCAAAAACTCTTGTTGTTTGATTTTCAGGTAAAACTTTATAAGGGTCTTCAGATCTATATACATAATACAGCTCGTGTCTTCTGTTAGTTATATCATGTATGTATGCTTGTAATTTTGTTGATCCCACTTTTCCAAATGATACAGGAGTTAAATTAGCGCCAGTACCCATAGTCTGTTTCATATTTGTTATGTCTAGCGTACTAACTTTTATAGTATCAACAACTTTAACAGCAAGACTATCAGACTCCTTCATTAATATTTCAATTTCTTTTATATGTAAAGTTGTAATAGGGTTTTCATATGGTAAATCAATTTTTAATTCTAATTGATTTATTGAGTTTACAAATGTTGCTACCTCAGCTTGTTCATAAGCGTCTTCTTGTAATGCGGCTGTAAATGTATCAATAGAAGGCACAAAAGCGGTTTGGCTAAAGGGAGCCATTATTGAAAATGTGTTATCTTTGTATTTAAATCTATAAGAAAATCTTACAAATTTTTCTTTTAAAAACTCTGTATCTATCGAAGAATCATTAGCAGAGTTATCTACCATTGAAGAACATAATAATGTTAATTGTGTTCCATCAGATATAGTAACAGGTTTATTTAATACTAAAGCTGTTCCACTTAAACTACTTACAGCAATATCATTAGGAAATGTTTGTGGATTTGAAAAATATGCTGGTGGATCTTGACCAGGTGTACCATATTGTAAAACATCTTGTAAAAATGATTTTCCTCCATCTAATACCTTAAATTTTTTGCCTGCGCCAATTTCTGTTTGTAAATCAGAGTTAGCAGTTGTTATTGTTACAGCAGTAGAAGCGAATGTTAATATAGTATTATCAGCTAAAGTTACAGCTGTAGATAAAACTATAGCAGATTGGCTGGTCACTGTTTGAACTGTAACTGTACCTGTTATACCAGTACCAGTGACTGTCATACCTACTGCAATTGTTGTTCCTGTTAAATTACCATCAACAGCTACATTTGCACTATTACTTACCGCACCATTTACTATAGCTTTTGCACCAACCGCACCATTAACTAATACTACATATTTAGGTTGAAGTAATTTGGGCGCACATACAGGTGCGTATTTTGCTACACTAAGTTGATCTTCTAATATAGAAGTAGTTGAATATGAAGCAACATCGTTTGTATTAAAAACTCTTGGCTGATTTCTATTGTCTGTAAAAAACAAATACCCATCAATTATATTAGCTCCTGTAATAGGTGCATGCCTATCAAAATTAAGATATCTAGATTTGAGAAGAATTGTTGTAGAGTTAAATTTTAAGTCATGTTTAATAATAGCTGCATTATCAGACGATTGAAGGGTTGTAGATCCGCCAGAGCCCATAAGATTAGAGCTTCCCATACTATTAAACTTAGTTGTAAAATAATATACACAATCATTTTCCGCGTCTAAACAATATCCTATTACATATCCATAATCTTGATCAAGTGATGTTCCTGTTGTAACAACAAGAGGTTTTTTAATTGCTTCAACACTACCAACATCATTACTTTCTGATTGAGTAACCAATATATTTTCTGCATCTATATATTCTCCAACAGGAATTATCCTGGGGTCAAGGTCTTTGTTCATTTTACCCTTTATAAAACTATTGGTTTGTTTTGGCATTTTTTAGTGTTTAATTTGTTTAGATTTACCTCTCATTATTTGAGCTAATTCACCAATTTTAATATTCGATAATCTTAGTTTGGCATTTCTCATAGCAGCTCGTTTTTCTTTTCTAAACCTATTTATGATATATTCGGGTGTGGTTAGCATTGTAGAAGCTATAGCATGAGTTATATATTTATACATTGCATCTTCAGCAAATTTATGAACCTGCATTTCATCATCTGTTCCTAATCCATCTGAAATATATTTTAGTGTAATAATTCTTCCAGACATGTTACTTGAAAAACTAATCTTACCATTTAGCTCATCAATAACAAAAAGTCCATTTTCTTGTGCATACTCTGGATCTAAACCATATCTACCACCTGGCATAATTACCGTTTCAGAATCGCGATCAGCGTCATAAGTTACACTTGAATCTTTATTGTTTGAAATTAGTTTGCTTACATCAAACTCATCAAATCTTTGTCCTGTTAAAGGTGTACCAGATAATAAAGCACCATCTCCACCAAACACATAATCATAATCATTATCTTGTAAAGGAGATTCTGAAGGTCTAGAAGTTAAAGACGCAGGATATATTATATGTTCTATACCTGATTCATCTACAGCAGAAATACGAACGTAGTTAACATAGTCCTGAGGCATAGGTATTGATAAGCTTGGTCCAATTTCAATTTCTTGAATTTTTTCAACTCTAGAAATATCGTAGCTAAATTCTTGTATTCCTCTTTTAGCGTGAAATAATACTTCTGATTTTTTTACATTACTTATAATTTTTCCGTCGCCTACAAATGCAACTATATAATTATTAACTAAATCATTTAATGATACATATCTATAATTTCCAAATTTTTCTTTAGGTATAGATTCTGATACAATTACTTTTAAAAGATTTTTAACTCTACCATCTGATTCTAATACATCAGTATTATCAGTATTTCCGGTAAATTGTATTGTACTTGTAGTCCCAACTTTGGGGTAATTATAATTTCCAACACCTATTTCTTTACCGTCTATTGTTACTTTTATCTGCGACTTAGCTGTTGGTATAGTTGGAAAAGATGTATCTGTTAATGTAAACTCTGTTAAAGTTCCATTCCCTACAAAGCTCTGTGACTGATTATAGTACGATTCTGCTGTTTTAATTAGTAGTCCCATTTATTATATATTTTCTTTTTGAAAATTAGTTTGTTCTTGCTCTTGTATTTTTTGAATAACAAGTACATCTTTAATTACAACACCAACATAAGAAAGAATTCTAATTATTAAATTTGTTTCATCTGAAGGATGTAATTCAAAATTTACACTAGTAGCTGTATCTATAACTATAGATCCGTGAGGACCAGTTTCAGAAGAAGCATTCCATAAAGGAGCTGCAGGAATTTTTATATAATCTATTGTAACATATTCATCTCCTAAACTTGAAGGGCTAATTTTAATACCATTTGAATCTCTATAATATACAGGATATGTTGAAGAAGGAGCTGTTAATTTTGAAGAATTAACATATGTGAATTCAGATTTACTAACTTTTTCTAAATTTATTGATCTATTTGATCTTGATATATTTGTTATTCTATATAAATCTGTTGGCAATATTGTAAAGCCATGAGTATTTAAATCTGCGGCTTCAATAGGAAAAGTAAAGTTTCCGTTTGCGCCTGTTATAGAAGCTTGTGGAACAGTAATTACATCACCTGCTGCATATCCGCTACCACCGTTTATTACCGTTACACTTACAAAATCATTTGTATTAGCAACTACGGTTACTGTTAATCCACTGCCGCTACCATTTGAAGTAGTAGCTAAATTTGAATATGTGCCAGCTGTAACTTGGCTTGGAATACTAGCAGCTGACTTAGTCATTGCATTTAAATCAGGCTTTACTGCATTTTTACCAACTGGAATATGTAGTTCAGCCTCTTTAGAAAATACATCTAGTTTTTCTTTTAAATTTTTAGGTATATTGCCGTAATCATTATTTTGTCCAGCATTAATCCTTCTGTTTAATGATCTGCTATAGTCATAAAAAGCTTTTTCTAAAAGCTCTAATTGAGCTTGCTGTGCTAATTTATTAAATTGGCCTGGGCCTAATTGCCCTCTCTGCTCTCTATTTAATATAGTAAGTACGCTTTTGTATATTTTGTCGACACTTATAGCCATAATTTATATTTATATAATGATTAAGCCGCATATAGCGGCTCAACCACTATAAACGTTATTTTAGTTTCTTTTCTACGCTTTGATAAACTTCAATACCTTCATCTGTTTTAAACCACGCAGCTAATGCTGAATACGGGTTTTCATCAAATGGAACGGTCATTAACTTTCTATCATTTGATCCCCACAAAAATGTTCTTTGATCACTAGATAATTTAATAATGCCATTTTCAACGGCTTTTATGCCCATATTTCTAACATTAAGATTATCATCTTGCGCTAATTCTAAGAACAAATTAGGATTGTTTCTAGCAAATACTAATAAATCTCTCTTAAGCTCCTTAGAAGTCATCTTAGATACCTTAGAACCAACCTCAGCTCTTAAAATAGCTTCTGCCATTTCAATATCTAAATCCATCGCAATATTTAAAGCATCTAATTCTAATTCTAAATAATCTAAATCATTTTCTGCTTCTTTTGCAGGGTCTTCTTCTTTAAATCTTACTCCATTATCTGGATGATATTCAAGAAATTTTTGTAATATTTGTTTTTCTTTTGGTACATAAAGTATGCCATCTCTGAAAGTAATATGGGCTAATCTTTGAGGCCCTTCCATTTCATCAACAAATATTGTTTTTTGATTTTCACAATATTTTAATTCTCTTTCGTAACCTTTTTCTTCATCAAACCATAATATATTTTTACTTTTTAGTTTGAATGCAATAGGAGTGGCATTGATGGTTAAGTTATAAAGTTTATCTTTATAAACTGGTTTATTTATTTTTGGTGTAGAAACTTTTTTAGGTTTTTCTACTTGTTGAACAACTTTTGGTTCAACAACTTTTTGTTTTTGTGTTTTTTCCATGATATAATATAATAAAAAATTAAAAATAAAGGCATTGGGTGCCGAAGCACCCGTACCTTTAATTGATATTAAGAATCAAATTTAATGAAGTTGTTTGCAGCTTGAACTACTAAACATCTTTCTGATAAATAGTGAACTTCCATCTTGTCAACGCCAGAAGATGTTGCTCCACCTACTGAACCTGTTACCCAAGTTTTTAGTTTTCTATCATCAGCCTGAGAAGCTCTATATCTTACATGTAAGAAAGGTCTTCTAACAGCATTACCTAATCCTTGATCATATACTGAAGATGTACCAGCAGGAATTAATAATCCTTTTAATCCACCAACTAATCCTCTTGTAGAAGGATTGTTTAAATATTTCCAGTCAGTTTTATAAAAGTCATATGAACCTCTTCTGAAACCTCTAAATCCAAGATTTAAAGCCATATCTTCTGAGTTTTCAAATACGCCATAAGCAGTACCACCTGCAGATCCTGCAGAAATTGTACCTAATAAGTCGTCTAAGTTTAGATTTGCACTTCTATCTAAGAAAAGCATGTTTTCTTCAATAGCTCCTTGCTTATCTAATTCAGTAAGAACCTCATCCCATTCAGCAAGATCACCTGCATCATTGAATTGGTTTGTTGCTACGATACCTCTATTGTCTATCGCAGATAATAAACCTTCAGAACCAGCAGGTACACCAGCACTTACGTCTGACGCAGCTTTTTCTGCTTCAATCATTACCATTTCCATATAATCATTAAATCTTGCTCTAGTGTCTCCTTCTGATTTTAGATACCATAAGTACCCGCTATTTCCAGATTCTCCAGAAACTTCAATCCAACCGATCTGAGCTGTGTCAGAACCATTGATTTCAAAGTGATCTTTAATAATTAAAGGATTGTTTGTGAATGTTTTGAACTGTGGCTCAACAGATTCTCCCATAGGATCTGTTCCTTTTCCGAATTCAGAACCATAAACGAAGAATTTAATTGTTTCGTTTCCATCTGAGATACCCGCTAGGTTATCTAAGTTTGTACCACCGTAAGGCTTAAGCTTTAACTGAGTTTCAGATAGCTCAATTCCTTCTGTAACATAAGCTTTAAAAACTACACCTGATACAACACCTACTACAGTAGCGCCTTTTCTTACTGCGTGCACTTCTGCTTGAGATGGTTGATCAATGTTTTTAATTGCTGTTACTAAACCGCTGCTTGTTGCAACAGTCCCTTGATATGCTAGGTGTAATCTACCTTGCTCAGACCAAATTACTTGATCAGAAGCCATAGGCATTTCAGCACCCATCATTTGAATAAATCCAGATATAGATCTGTCTCCATATCTAGTTACTTCTTGCTCATATAATTCAGGTAAGTATTGTTTAGCCCAACCATCATTTTGAATATCTAAATAACTACCAAGAGTAGTCATTTTTTTATAAGCTGGGGTAACAAGACTGCCCGCTATAGGAGCATTAACTGTATTGTTGTCTGCCATTTTAAATTAATTTTTTAGTTTAATAATTTTTTAACTTTAATTTTAACCCAGATTTATTATCGCCCGAAATAGCTCTTACTTTTACTCCGCCTGCATCAACATAACCTTCAGCACTTTTACGTGGATCCATGTTTATGTTTTTAGCATTTGCCATAGTTTCTTTAATGGCATCTGCTTTGCCTTGCTCATAAAAATGATTTGCTATTTCATCAGCGTTGCTAGCAGCAAATAAAGCTTTATGATAACCAGCAGCGTCACTTAAAAGATTAGTATCTTTGTTAACATATTTATTAAAAACATTTAATAAATCTCCTTGATTTTCTTTTACCTTATTAGCATCTTTAATGTTAAACCTAAATTTTTTGTCCCCAACTTTGAAATTAAAACCTTTAAATTCAGTATTAAAAACTTTTTCAGTTTCTTGGTTAAAATGCTTTGCTTGTCTATCTAATAACTCTTCGGTTGATTTTTGCTCTTCAGAATAGCGGTTAAAAAACTCAATAGCTTTTTGTTGTTCAGGTAATAACTTAGAGCCCAACTTGACCTCTTTGTAATATTGATCTTTTAATCCTGTCAAAAAGTTTTTTGCTTTTGCCACTTCTTCTTTCAAAGCAATTTGTTTTTTCTTTATATCTTTTGGTTCATCATTTTCTTCGTCCCAAGAAAAATCTGCTTCCATAAGAAAAGATACCTCATCATCATTTAAATGAGGTTTTGTTTGTTTATAATATTCTCTTAATAATGTTTTTTGATCAGCGTTTGTATAATCAGCGCTTAATCTAACATAATCTTCTATACTACCACCTGTTTCATTCATAAATTCTACTAAGCTTGAAACATTTTCTGGTAGTTTTATTTGTTCTTGTGTTTGATTTTCCTGTAGTATTTCTTCTTGTTCCGATGGGGAGTTGGTAGCTTCAACGCTTCCATCCACTCCTGTCTCGTTAGTTGTATCTGTTTCATCTGTTATTTCTTCTACTATAGGTTGTTCTATTTCTTCTTTTTCGGTTTCCCGTATTTCTTCAGCCACTTCTTTGCTGTCGCTACTGTTTTCGGGTTGTTCGACAACAGCATTGCTGTCATCTGTGCTTTGCTCTTGAACGGCATTTTGATTATTTATTTTTGTTAAATCTACTTTGTACATATCAGTTTCTTTGTCATATTGAGAATCTTTCTGTACTTCTTGTTCTTTTTCGGCTGGAGTTTTTACTTCGTCTTCCAACACTTTTGCTTTAATTTCTGCCATAATAAAATATTATATAATTATTTAAAAATTTATCTTGGTTCAAATTGTTCTAAACCAAATCCACCTAAATTATCCATGCCTGCGGATTCAAAGTTTTTTGGTGGTTTACCAGTTTTTCTCTGGTCTATCAGTTCACTCTGTTGAGATGCCTGTATTTTAGTTCTTTTATCTTTTCTATCTTCTTTGTTGTTTTCTCTATTTGTAATCACCTGCATTTCCTTTTCTTTAAGCTGCATGTTTAGTTCAAATTCATATTGCATCAATTCTTTTTTGATTGCAGCTTCTTTTTCCATTTTTTGCACATCTAATCCGTTTTGCGCTTGTGCAATTTGCACTTTACTTTCTGCAATACCTTGTTGTTTTTGTATTTCTGCTGCAGCAGCCGCTTGACTTGCTTGCGCGTTTGAATTTGCTTGAGCTTGTATATTTTGTTGTTGTATCATTCTATCTTGCTCAAACTTTTGTCTTCTTCTTAATTTTAACAACTGATTAGCTAATTTTAAATTTTTAACTTCACGAACATCAATAGCATCTTCAAGATTTATAGCTTGTTGTTGTAATGCCATTTGTATATTGTTTTCTAAAATTTGCTTTTGTTCTTCATCAGGAGCTAATTCAATAAATATACCAAAATCATGTAAATGCAATTCAGCTATTTCAGATAATGCCATAGTATTAAATCTACCTATAGACTCCATTAAAGATTTTTTAGTACTACTAAATTCTAAAACGTCTGATATTCTTAAAGAAATAGCCTCTGCTGTTTTTAATGTTAAATATAAACCGGCTTGTAATACATGCCTTGTTGCGGTATTACTATTTGCAGCCGCTATTTTTTGTAACCCGACTAAAGCATTAGAATCAGGTTTACTACCATCTCTTGCTTCATTTAATCCTGTTACATCTCTCATCATTTGTAAATAATAATTGTATGATTGAATTAAACTTGCAATTTTTTGGTTTCCGCCTCCAGCACGCAATTCTTGTATTGGCATTTTTGCTGCACCATTAAAATCACCATCTTGTGTCATTGATCTACCAATAACAGAACCAGTTTGAAAATACATATTTAATGCTTCTTGTGGGTTATAGTTTGTTCCATTGCCTAAATCAATTTCAGCCAAACCATCAGCATCTAAATAAACACCATCTGGAACTAATCTAGAAAGTACTTGTTGTAATTTTAAATGTGTTATTTGAATCATGTCAGCAAATGTAGTCATTCTACTAACCAAAGATTCAGCTTTACCTTTATACATTCTTGGAGCTACAATATTATAACTCATTTGAACTTTTGTAATATCTGACTTGGGTCTTGTCATATTTACAGCTTTGTTCCATTTCAATAATTTATCCCTGCCTACAATTTTTACACCTTCATATAAACATTCTATTGATCTATGAACTTTTTCAAACCTTGCTCTTGCGTCTTTAGGTGGATTAAATTCATCCGTTTTTTCAATTGCTTTTTCAGCACCTGATGCAGTTTGTTTTATTTTGTAAACTTGATTTTCAAATGTTTTATATTCAAAGTATAATACATCAACATAATCTTTATCATTATCTTCAATTTTTTGGCTGTAATTATATAGCTTAGAATTATTTGCACCAGTATCTTGTATTTCTTTTATATCTTCGTTAGTTAAATGTGGAAATTGTTTTTTTAATTCAACAATATTTATTTTTTTAACTTCTCCTACATAATATAAATCATCAAAATACGGTGAATCTGTATATGAATAAACAATATCAGCAGGATCAACATATTCTAATTTTATTCCTTCTGAAGTATTGAAAGTATTTTTTACACAAGCTATACCTAATACAACTATATCATAATCTAATCTTTTCTTTAATAAATGATATTTATTTAAATCTAATATGTTATTTATAGCTTGTTCTTCTGCAATTTCTATAGATTGTTTATAATCAAGCTGCATATGCAATTCTAATTCTTTATTATTAGCTGGTAACTTTTCTTTATCATTTTTAAAAGCTTTTATACCTAATTGTTGTTCAACAGCATTAAGAATTTGTTGATTTTGCATTTCTAGTAGCATATCTTTTACATATCCAGTTCTTTCTTCAGTGCTAGCAGGATCAACAGAATAGCATTTAATATCATATAATCTTTCTCCAATACCATTAACTACTATATCAACAAACTTAGGTATAATAGGTACTGGTTTCCAATCTAAGTTAAGATATGATAAATCACCATTAATTGATAATTCATCTTTATATTTTTGAATAGTTTGTTCTCCTCTCGCGTATAATTTTAATCTATGAAAGTTATCTCTATTTGAAAAATAACGCGTATTTCCAGCATCTTTTTTAAACCATTCCGACTCTATAGCTTTACCAACTTGTAAGCCATAGCTAGGGTCTGCTTTCTCAATATCGCTTAATGCTTGACTTGGAAAAATACCTTTAACATCGTATTTCATTTATTGTATTATTTTTGAAATGTTTCCTTTATTGTTGTATTTAGCAAAGCTAAAATTTACTTCTTTTTTTAATTGTCTTTGTACATTTGGGGCATATTTATTTTTATTACATGCCATTATTGCCAGTCCAGAACTTATCGCAGCATCGAATTTAGTTCTTTTATTTATATCAAACTTTGCCCAATCATTTAAAGTTTTATTAAAATACATATCACCATAGGCGCCGTCGTGTTTTAAACCAACATAGGTATTTATATAACTTTCAATTGCTGCAGCATGTGCTTGCCTTATATCTTCACTTGAGTTTGGTATACCACCTATTTCTTTTTCTGTAACAGATAGTTTATTCCAAAGTTTATCAGGTCTATTCATTGAATATCCTCTATATCCTCTTCTTTTTAAATAATATAATAATCTTGGTTTATTATTTTCTGCAAGTAAAGGCATACCGTAAAAGTGTAAAGCCATTAATATATCTTCAAAAAATATTTCAGCTGTTTGCGGTCTAGCTATATATTCTAAAAAAAACATATTAGCAGGAACATCTTCCATACTAAATTTTGTGAGACCGTGTAAAGATCCTTTAGATCCTTTACCATCTGTTGTACCGGATATATCATAACTATCACAACCAAAAGCTCCAATATGATCATTAGCGGGATATTTAATACCATTTTTAAATATTATTTTATTTTGTAAATGTTTTTCTGGTACCCAACTAACATTAAATCTACCATTTGGGTTTGGTGTAAACTCTACTTTCGAGTCTTGCACCCCATTTTTCCACGAAAAGCTGCCACAAGTGACAAGAGCGCTGTATCTACTTTCTTCATTGTAGTCAATCTGTTCGTAAATCTTAGCAAGATTAAATATGCTATTGCGAGTTTCATCTCTGAAAGCATGTTCTTCAGTCCTCGGAAATTGTCTATAAAATTCATTTAAACCGTCTTGATCTCCTTTTAAACCTTCAACTTCATTCTCCCAGTGTTCGA